CCGTATTTTCAGCTACCAGAGGGTCTTTTCCCATGGCAGACACCGGCACCCCAGCCGGTTTCTAGCTTCATTGATCCGAATCTTTTGGGCGATCCGTTCATTGTTGCTGGCGGCGGGAGGGAGGGTTGGAGCCCCGAGGTTCAGGCATGGTTGGACTCGATGAATGCTGGGTCCAACCTTTCCACCACCACACCCAATGTACCCCTCAGTCTGGCGTTTGGTGCGAACGTAGACAATCAACTTGGTCTCCTGCCGTATTGGTTCTTCGGTCCAGGGCTTGAAACCGACAACAGGTGGGATATAGAGAGCAGGTTTCATCCACTCTTTGGGGCGTACACGGATGAGCAGATAGCGAGCGCGCCATGGGAGTTGGTCTTTGGTGATAATCCAGCTTTGACAAATTCCCTCTGGTCCCAATCGGAAAATTTGGGCAGCCCGAACCCAGGCCTTGGTTCCCAGGGACTTTATCCGCACTGGACAACTGACCCGAATGCCACCGGGTTCAGGGGCGGTGGTCTTGAGGCGTTCCAGAGCCCCACTGCGGCCCCGCAGAGTCTTGGTACAGCCTTTCCGAATACCGCCTTTACCGATATTTTCCCATCGGCACTTTCTAATGTTGGTTCCGGTGTGAGCATGGCGGAATTTGCGACCGGGCCAGACTCTGAGATAATGGGGATGCGCGGAGCGTCAGGTTTATTCCCGAGTCCCACGGGTGGCCCCGGAGCAATCGTCCCCGGTGATCCATTTTATGGTTTTGGGTCCGGGGATGATGCCTATTCTATGGTGGAGGCGCTGAGGGCTGCCCATCCGGATGTGCAGTTGACCGAGACTGATGTGGACGGAACAGTTACACCGGCTGATCCGCTGTCTGCAACTACTGGGATTGAGGGCACTTTGCAGAATCCGCTGGGTACGAGTATGTGGGCCCAGGTTTTCGGAGGACGGGATCCCAATAGGGCTCCGTTCCTGTGGAATAGGCCCGCCAGTGCGTATCCGCATCTCCCGGGCGGTTCTGATCCTTGGGGTGAAGATATTGGAGATTACACGGTAAGCCCGGTGGCATCGACTCCCGGTGGGGAAATACCGGCTCAGTGGGAGACTCCGCCTGAGGTGCAGAGAACTGACCTTGCCCGGAGTATGGGTATTGGCGTCAACATAGATTCTGAGGGTGATCGGGCCATCGGGGATATTAACGAGGTATTGATCCAGTCCCATTCTGAAATTTATGAGCAGGGTGTTTTCCCATCCATGTTTAACAGCCGGGGGTTTTTGATCCCTCCCCAGACCGGTAGCTTTTTTGGGTTTGGAGATAGTGCCCAGATGGATCGCACCCCCCACCCGGCAGCGGGTAAGCCTATTTCTGAGCTTAATGATATTGAGATGGATGCCCTTAATGCAATCATAGGTGAGCCTGGGAGGACATTGGGTGGACAGAGTTCTGGTTATATTGATGAGTCTGGGCAGTTTGTAGAATTCCCTGATGGCCCGCAGTGGGACGTTAGGGGGAAGTTATACGGGGACCTGACCGCGCCCGAGTCGGAATGGGTGTTGCCCGACCCAGATAGGCCGTGGCTCGGTCAACCAACATTCCCTGGTGCTACCCCGGGTACGAATATCAATGCGGTGATAAGGAGCAGGCCAACGCTGTCAATGCTGTACGACTTCAACTCGGCCCTCGGGGCCTATTCGCCCGAGACGGCTATTACTGACCCCCCTCTCGCTGCTGACGTTGCTCTTCAGTCGGAGTCTGACCCGCTTGGGTTTGCTTCCTCCGAACTTGGGGATCTTAGCCTTAGTGCGGAAGAGCTTGGGATTTCCCAGAGTCAACTAGATGCTGCGAGGGCAGCAGCACCAAGGCAGGGAGTATCTGCCACTGAAGAGGCTGGTGTTCCTACACAGTTTTCATACGTAGGTACCCCAGGCCCCCTGGCTGGTTCCGTTCAGTTGGCACCGTTTTCGGGATTTTTGCAGGATCCGTCCATAAATTGGGGCGGGATGTCAACGGACCCGTTTAGTAATTGGGGGGGTGTAGGGGCGGCTGGCACCGCTGCTGATTTTTCAGGAACATTTGGTTCCGGGTCCGTCCCTGGTTTGTCCAACGCGGAGGCCGGTGCTCTGCTTTCAGCCCTAGGTAGTGCCCCGTCAACGCTTGGGAGTTGGGGCCCTGTGTACCAACCAGGGAACTTACCTCCCGGTGGTAGTGCCTCTGATTGGTCTGTTTATACTCCGCCGCGACCGAGTTACATTCAGGGCGGTCTCAACGAGATATTTCCACTTAATGTGAGGGAGAATCCGTCAACCGACTGGGGGGTCCCTCCTCCCGATACCAGTATTCCTTTAACCTTCTTCCCGGGGCCCACTGTTAATATAAGCGGCGGCCCGGGGAAGGACGGGGGAGTAATGGATAACTCACCACACTACTCCTCGACTGAGCCTAGCTCGGACCTGATAGACATGACGATCTCTGCCCTATCTGGGGAGATACGTAACCCGGATAAAGTCGTGGCTGAATTTATAGCCAAGTATGGGGAAGAGGCTCTTTCTTCACTTGTAGAGGATATTATATCGGGTGGTGACGGTAGCTTCCTCAGGGGTCCCGGTGATGGTAGGGCGGATGATGTTCCGGGCCTCATAGACGGGACTGAGCCGGTCAACCTATCCAGCGGGGAATATGTCGTTCCTGCGGATGTGGTCAAAAGATATCGGTGGTGGTAGTACAGATTCTGGTGCGGCCTCGCTAATGGCTGCAGTTGATGAAATCAGAAGGGCCAAATAATGGTCGGGAAGGGATGCCTCAACTAGCATGAGCGACTCAAGCATACGATTTACTGCTGTAAGCCCCAGGTTTGTAAATAGTTGTTGGGAGAAGGCAAAGCCGTTACTAGAAAAGGCAAGTGGTCAGTCCAATGGCCGGTTTACTGTAGATGATATTAAGCAGCAAATAGACATTGGTCAGCAGATACTCTGGATGCTTTACGACAGCGACAGCGATGAGATGCTGGTCGCGATAACTACGAGCATTGCGAGGTATCCAAGTAAGCGCCTCCTGAACATTATGTTCTGTGGTGCCGATGGTGAAGATTCATATTGGTTGGACCATAGGGATAAAATAGTTCCCGAATTACTAGATTGGGCAAAGCTGCAAAATTGTGCAGGCGTTGAGCTTTCAGGCCGAGAGGGTTGGGCGAGGGTTCTCGGACCCTACGGGTTCCGCAAGGCTTATGTGACACTTGAGATGGAGTTTTAGTTATGAGTGGTGGTGGTGGTACTAATTATAGTCAAGGGGTTAATTATACCTCCGATATGCCCGTCTGGATGGAGCCTGCCCACATGGAGTTGGCCCGCTGGGCTACTGAACTGGCGAGGCTGAGGCCGTTCCCGAGTTACCAGACTGCGGGAGGTGAGTCGATCCCCAGAATTGCTGGCTTTGACCCATTCCAGGTTGCAGCCTTTCAGGGCACTGAGGATCTTTACCAGCGTGGCCAGCCCGAAACTGCAATGGCGTGGAATGCGTACACTAACGCGATGGATGCGATAGGGCGTGGGCAGAATGTTATTGGTGAAAGTTATGCCCCGGGGACATTTACTCCCGGTGGTGTTTCTAGCGAATATGTTCCGACTAATCTCTTCAATCCCACTGATATAACCTTCAATGCTACCGTTGATAACCCGATTTATAATAGAATAGGTGCGGGTGGAGGGTATACCATACCGGCAAATCCGTATAGCTTCGGTCCGGTAACCCATGCGTTTGGCGGTCCAACCAACCTTGATCCGTTCTTCGCGCCGCCCGTTTCGGCCACTTACGGGTACACAGCCCCGGCCGAGATGGACTTCGGGACCTCCGCTGGCGGCTACACGGGCCCGTTGTCTACCGTAGGTGGTGCGCAGTTCATGGCTTCTCTGCTCCCGGAGTCGCAGGGCATTGCAAGCGGGTACACTCAGCCGGGAGATCCCAGGGGAAACTTCGGGACGGTAACAAATGCCTACGGTGACCCTGGGGTCATAGCTCCCTTTGGTGACATGACCAACCCCTATACTCAGCTTCTTAACCCACCGGACTTTGGGACCTTTTCTAATGCGTATGGTGGCCCCGGTACCCTTGCTAGTTTTGGCAGTGTCACGAACCCTTACCAGAGAATGACCCCGGATGCTCTTACGGCTGCAATCCAGGACCTCAGGACGGCGGATAGTGCGTATGTGGCTCCGGGAGAAATTAACAGGGGTACCTTTACCCGCCCCACTGATGTAATGATGTATGGTCCAAGGACATCAAATCAGGGTTACCTCGACAGGCTTTCAACGGTGGCTTCCAATGAATTCGACCCCAGCGGATATTGGGCCGGTTTGGGTCCCGGGCCCCCGTGGGGTAGCGTGAATCGTGTCCCCTTTACTCAGGGCCTACAGGAGGGTAGTGACTTTGGCACTACAGCAAACCAGTTTGCCGCGCCCACGGTGAACCCCTTTGGGTCAATGGATCCGGCAGCGTTTCAAGCCATTACACCGGAGGCTTTAAATACAGCTATATCCGGTCTCCAAACTGCTGCGAGCGATTATACTGGCCCTGGTACGATTACTCCGGGTACCATTTCCGGTCCTGGTGACCTTTTTGAAACATACGGCGGCCCGCTGGGAGCGGCTGGTTTTGCATCGAGACTTCCGACCGAGGCGGTTAATCCATTCAACCCAGCCGAGCTTGGCGCGAATCCCTTCGGGACCATGATATCGAATCCGTTCGACCGCCAGATGACATTTGATTTCGGTGCGGCAGCGAATGATTTCCTAGCCCCCGGGGAACGGGAAGACTTCGGGTCTGTTACCTCTGGGTTTACCCCGGACCCAGCCTTCAACTTGGGTGATGTGACCTCCGGGTACGCAGCACCAACCTATGGCTTTGATTACGCTGCTCCGACAGATCCGGCTGGTCCCTACTCTGAGTTGGGCTACACGCAGGCTACTCAGGACTTCGGTGAATGGGATCAGCCCACGATCAATAAATACGTAGATCCCTACATGGCGGCCCATCAAGGTCTCGTTGACCAGCAGAAGGATGCTGCGACCGAGGCCTATCAGTCCACTCTAGTTCAAAACGATGCCGAGGCAGTTGCCCGTGGATCGAGGGGGTCTTATAGGCAAGAGTTGGTTGCCCAGCAGGCTGCTGATAGATATGCGGAATCTATGGGTGATATTGAGGAGCGAGCAAGGGCGAACGCTTGGAAGTTTGGTCAACAGCAGTACGAGATGGACAGGAAGGCAGCGATTGTTGCCGCCCAGATGGGAGATGCTTCCGCTGTAACTGCTGCGAACATGAGGATGCGGGCTTTCGAGAAGGATCGGGAGGCGAACGTACAGCAGCAGCGGATGCAGGATGCGTCTGGTCTTGAGCAAGCAAGAATGACGATGCAGGCAGATTTGGCCAATGTTGAGTCGGCGGGGAGAGAGTTTCAGCTAAGGGGTGATGTAGGGATTCAGGCTGCTGGCCTGGATCAGGCTGCGGAGAGGGCAAATATAGATGCCCAAAGGTCGGCATACCAACTGCAACAGGAGTTTGGCTCCAGGGCTGCAGAGCTTGGTCTTCGCGCGGATGAGGCAAATATTCAATCCCTGAGGGCCGAGAGCCAGATGAGCCTGGAACAGAAGGGTCGGTACGCTGAACTGAGGGCTGCTGCCGAGCGAGGGAATATCGACGCCCGCCGCGCTGCTGCTCAGATGGAGAGAGACTTTGGTGCCACCGCTGGGGAGATGGACATTCGCGCCCAGATGGCAAACATGGAGAGAGAGCGCGCCGCCGTACAGATGGATATAGCCGAAAGGCAGCGGTATATCGAGTTGACCCAGGCTGCAGATCAGGGAAATGTGGAGGCCGGGATAGAGGCCCGCAGGATGCAGGAGGAATTTGGGTCCAGGGCTGCTGAGATGGATCTAAGGGCTGACCTCGAAAATATTTCCATGGGCAGGTTTGGCCTTGAATTAAGTACCGATGAGCGCTCTAGGTTGGCGCAATATCAGCAGTCTGCCGAGCAGGGGAATATAGAGGCTGGTCGCATGGCTGAGCAGTTGGAGCTTGAGTTCGGCGCGAGGTCGGCTGAGCTTGGTATCCGTTCGGGACAGGCGAATATTGATTCCCAAAGGGCGTATTCCCAGATGAGTCTTGATGAAAGATCTCGTTATTCCGAGTTGCGAACTGCTGCAGAGATGGGCTCCATTGACGCGATGAGGTCTGCGTCACAGATGGAGTTGGAGTTTGGGGCGACTGCTGGTGAGATGACCATGAGGTCGCAACTCGCCAATATGGACCGGGAGCGTGCTGCTATACAGATGAGTAACGAGGAGAAGTCTAGATTCGCCGAGCTATACCAAGCGGCGGATCGAGGCAACGCGGAGGCTGGCCTGGAGGCCCGGAGGATGCAGGAGGAGTTTGGGGCTCGCGCCTCGGAGATGCAGCTTCGAGCCGATCTGGAGAATCTCGCAATGGGCAGGTTCGGTCTTGAGTTTGGCAGAGGGGACGAAGCTAGGTATGCAGAGCTTCAGCAGGCTGCGGAGCTTGGTGATATAGATGCAACAAGGTCTCTGAGGCAAATGCAGGAAGAGTTTGAGGCTAGATCTGCTGAGCTTGGTCTGGCTGCGGACAGGGGGACGTTGGACGCAGCCATGGGTGAGGTCCAGTTCTCCCTGGATGACATGTCACGGTATACCCAGTTTCAGCAAGCTGCTGAGGCGGGGGATATTGATGCTGCGCGCTCTGCGAGGCAGATGGAGGAAGAGTTTAGCGCTAGGTCGGCTGCTCTAGGCATTGAGGGTGAACAGGCAACGATTCAGTCCAAGATCGCTGCTTCCCAAATGGATATTGATGACCTCTCGCGGTATGCAGAGCTTAAGCTAGCTGCGGATCAGGGCAGCATTGAGGCCCAGAGATCTGTTTTTCAGATGCAAGAGGAACTCCGGATCCGCCAGGGAGATCAAACGCTCCAGCGAGAGGGCCTGAATATCCAGACCCAGCAGGCTGAGGCTGATCTCTTGGGTAGACTGGGTATGGGTGCTGCCGAAGGGGCCTTTGGTGCTGGTCAGTTCAATGCTGCAAACAGGCTTCGCGCAGCGGAACTTACGAACCAGTACGAGGCGGAGCTTGGTCGGTTAAACCTTGCTGCAAGTCAAGGTAGTTTGGACGCAATGATCCAGGCTGCTCAGCTAAATGAACAGCTTGCCCAAATCCAGGGTGCACAGGCTCTAGATTGGGAAAGGGCTGGGGCAGACACCGATCTGGCCGCTGCAGATATTAGATCCAGGGAGGGTCAGTTCCTGGAGACAACTCGAGGGCGGATATTGCGGGTCGCAATATAGATTACGATCTGCAGGGCCGCCAGTTGAGGGAGCAGGGCCTGCAGGAGGCGGGGCAGCAGGGGCTCGCAGCCCTACAGACACTTTCCCCGCTTGAGCTTGAGGCAGACAGGCTTGGGGATGATGCCCAATTCCGCAATGCACAGTTGGCCCTAGCGGCAGATCAGGCTGACCGGGAGTTTGCGATGCAGCAGGGCGGTGCATACGCGCAGCAGGCTGGCCTGGGAGCAGACCTTGGACAGCTTTATGACCAGCGGCAGTTGAATCTACTCAGGGAGTTCCAGCGTGCGGGGGCTTCAAGGAGAGAGCTTGATCAGAATGTCCTAGATATGGCTTATGAGACATACATGAGAAGGGTTAACTATCCCGGTGATCAGCTTAACTGGCTGCAGGGCATTTACTCCGGGGCCCCTGCGCAACAGCAGCAATATAACATGGCACCCGGCCCCTCTCCGATTTCGGAGCTTCTTGGTCTCGGCTTTGGGGCGAGTGCGATTGGGAACATCTTTAATAATAGCGGGCAGCAGGGTGCGTAAGGGAATTTATAATGGCTAGACTTGGTATAGCGGGTGGTGGTTCTGGTATGGGTACAACGGGAGTTGAGCCCGCTTCCAACCTTGACCTTGTTGAGGAGCTAAAGAATTGGCCGGATGAAAGACTCGACCAGGGTCTTGATAATGCTATTCGTGCAGAGAATAGTCCCATACCGGTCGATGGTCCCCTTGCCCCCGGATATTTAATACTGGCTGAGAAGACCAGGCGAAATGATATCCGGTCCCGGGGTGCTGGCGGGGGTCAAATGCCTCCCCAGACCACTATCGCTCAGGAGATGTTGCAAGGAGGAATGCCGCAGGGTCCGCAGCAAGGAATGCCACCGGGAATGCCACCCGGAATGCCACCCGGAATGCCGCCTGGGATGCCTCCGGGAATGCCCCCGGGTATGCCGCAGGGTGGACCCCCTGGAATGCCTCCCGGGATGCCACCTGGAATGCCGCCTGGGATGCCCCCCGGTATGCCTCAGGAAGATCCTATGCAATTCCTCGCCTCCCTCGGGGGCGGTATGCCCCAGGGTCCACCCATGAACATGGCCGGTGGTGGGCTTGTTAGGAATTATCAGGATGGTGGATTGGCTGGACTCATAGCGAGGTTGGAGGATCCGAGCCTGACGCCTAAGCAGCGGGCGGCTCTGATGGCTGCAATCCAGGACCAGAAGGATATTATGGCCCAGTATCCCGATCAGTATTCCGACTCACCTCCCCCCGTGGCTCAGGAGGTGTATGATCCATATATGGATCCGCGTGTAGGCTTTAACAACATAGATCACAGGATGACCGCGACCGGGATGCAGCCCAGCCCAGCCCAGGGTCCCACGGGTGGCCTTAGTGGCCTAGTGAGCCAGTTGGGTGCTGCTGGGGCTGGCGCTGCGCCTCCTCCCGCTGCTCCGCCGTATGATCCGGCCTTGGATAAGAGGGGTTTGTTGTCCAAGCTCTTTAATAGTCAGGATATGCCACCTGGGGATATGGAATTGTTGGGTGACCATATGACCGGTCAGGCAGTTGAGGGGGTTGGTGATCTTGTCTCCTCAATGTCTGGTCCGGGTACAGTTGCGTCCTCTGGCAGATTTACGGGACCTGGGTTTTCCCACCCCCTGCAGGGTTCAAACCCGTTCCCGCAGTCTTTTCCCATCCCCTTCACCAACGACCCTCGCCCCGGACGGATGCCACCGCAAGGAGGCCCAACACAGGGGGGTCCAAGCAGGTCGCAGAGGCCGGGTAAGTACGCCTCCTCCCCGACGGAACTTCAGACGCTTGAAGGCTTGGCCGAGGCGGCTTCTGGCATGGGCGATGCTGCGGCTGCGGCTGCGGTGGGTCCAGCGATTGAGGCGGAGCGGGAGCGCATAGCGATGGAGGAAGGGTTGGCTGGGGCTGAGGCTCAAAAATGGAACAATCCTTACTGGGTAGAAAAGTTTGGTCAACCTCGGGGGCGCAGGCAGAAGGACATAAAGCGTCGTGCCGAGGGTGTAGTTGCTGACCGGGCTCGTAACAGGGAGAGTTTGGAGGCCCGGGGTATTACTATCCAGGATGAGCCTACTCGCATGATGACAGATCTCTCTTACCCGTTACCGGCACCCCCCTTTGAAGTGTCTATGGAGCAGGGGGGAACTAGGCCACCCATGCTCCCGCCGGGGGCTCCGGATTCAGTTGCTCCGCAAAGGCCTGCAAATATTCCGAATATTGTGCAGCAAGATCAAAGGTTCAATTTTGAGGATGCGTACAACAAGAACTTGGCTGGCCTTGGGGCTGATCCGAGGGTGGCCCAGATGGAGGCATTGCAAGCCCAGATTGCTGGTAGGTCTGGTCCGGACTGGAGGCCAGCGGCCCAGCTTCAGTTTGCTTTAGGTATGATGGGCGGCAGGACCGTTGGTGAGGGGATCCGGGCCGGTATGCAGGGCGCTGCCCCCTATATGCAGGCTGGTGCCCTGGAGACTTCAAGACAGGAGGGTCAGTCGCTCCGGGATCAGCTTAGTTCACTGGAGAGAATGTCCGCTTCCGAGTCCGAAAGGAGGCGCGAGGCCAGGGACATGACTCGCTTCCAGTATGATCAGGAAAAGTCCGAGAGGGCCTTCAATGAAAATGTCAGGCAATTCAACGAGAGCTTGAGTGTTAGCAAGCAGAATAAGGCCCTCGAACTCGCCCTTTCCCAGTTCAGGGAGGAGATGGACATATCCCAGTTTAAGAGTGGGGAGAAGAGGAAGATCAGGGACTCCGCCGCCGATCTGGTTCAGTCTCAGATAAAGGCTATGACTAGGGAGCCCTCTCCGGAGGAGGTTCAGTTAATGTTTGATCGGGCCTTGCGTATGCTCATGGGTCAGTCATCTTTGGGGAATATTGATTAGTGACAGCCGAGGAGTACCTAAACTCACTTAGAATTAGAGCCGGAGTATCCCCGGTTCCGATGGGTCGTGGCGCGCAGGAGGAGGAAGAGAGGAGACGATTCTTCCTCCCGAACGGCAGCCATGTGATGGTCCGTAAGGATATGTCTGATGAGGAGGCTACGGCCAAGGCTAGGGAAAGGTTCCCCGAGGCATTCGCGGTGGCCAAGCCCGATGTTGACTCCGGCCCCCTGGACGCCTTTTCCCAGACGTTCCAGAGGACCGTAGAGGGGACTATTCCCGGGGTGCAGGCCATGGGGGCTGCGATCTCAGGAGATGAGGAAGCCTATGATAGATACCAAGCCGAGGTAGCCGAGGCCAGTAGGCGTTCCCAGGCTAAAGCGCCTGGACTTCTGCGAACTGAGGACATTACAAAGGCCTACGAGGAAGAGGGGTTACTCTCCGCCGTGGGTACCGGCCTTGAGTTTGGTGCTGAGCAAATAGGTTCCAGCATGGGTCGCATGGCCCCGTCTGCCCTAGCGGGTGGCACTGCGGGTGCTGCGGTTGGTGCCGGTCTGGGTATGTTGGGTGGCCCACTCGCCCCGCTGACCTCCCCGCTGGGGGCGAAGATCGGCGGCTTTGCGGGTATGACGTTGGCCAGCATGGCTGCGTATATGTCCGAGGATCTTGAGCGCTCCTACGAAGAGGGCCTCGTTGATACCAAGGATGTAAATATAGGACGAACAATAGTTGCGTCTGGCGCTCAGGCCGCCCTAGATAGTCTTGGCTTTATCATTGCCGCACCGCTGAGTGCCGTCAAGGAGCCCGTTAAGAGGGCGGGCTTTGCTGCGTTAGGCAACCTGATAGAAAAGATAGACGATATGACCCCCGTGAAGCGCTTCCTTGCCACGCTGGCAGAGGAGGAGGTGGCTGAGATCGGACAGCAGGCCCTTGAGAGGTGGCAGGCTGGCCTTGAGGTTAGCCCCGCTAATCAGGAAGCAGCCCAGGAATATGCAGAGATAGCCTTCGCGACCCTGTTCCCCGCTGCTGGCTTCGGCGGGGTTGGTGCAGCGAGTGCCAAGTATTCCCAGCACCAGAAGCTCCTTGGGGAGCGTAAGAAGTCAGAGATCGCAAGAGAACTCCCCAAGATCATGGAGGCAATAGAAAAGGACGAGGCCCGGAGGGCGGCTGAGTTAATCGAGTCGGATGCTGCTGACAAAGACGCGCAGCCCAGGACCAGCGCCTTCTGGAGAAGTAGGGCTGCTGAGCTTACGGGTGGATTAAGGGAGCAGTTCCTCAGGATAACCGGTGGTGCGCAGGCGGTTACTCCAAAGGATATCCATCGGATAGCGGAAGACAGAAATATTTTATGGGATGATGACCCCGCTTTCCTAGCCTTCACGAAGCGGATGACGGGATCATTTTTCTTAGATGATCTAGATCAGCCAAGGCTGAGGGCTATGTATGACCGCATATCTGCAATGCCCAGGCAGGAGCAGAAGTCCATTCTTCAGTACGCAAGTGCCGAGGAGGCGATATCCCTAGCTGAGAGGTTCGGGAGCAGGAAGAATAAGACTGTTTCACTAGCAACCATTAAGTCTGCGCTCGGTCTGAATAATCCCAGAATTGAAGTAGAGGCGTCAGACAGGATGGCTCAGGGCGTCCTCGACAAGATGGTTTCGATGAGGCTTGTTGAGCGGTCCAAGAAGGGTGACAAGCATTCCCTTGTTAAGAAGACTCTCCCGCCGCAGGTAAGCGAAGACACCTACAGTTCTATCATTGATGATACGGTCGATGCTGGCGAGTTCCCGTCCCCAAGGAAGTTGGCAAAGAAGTACGGGATAAAGAGCAGTAAGGTATATAAGAGCATACGCGATGCTGCTGCTCGCAGGCTAGACATCGCCGAGAGGGATGGTCGCTTTGTCCCCTTTTCCCTAGACGAGAGCCTGAACAAGAACAGGTTCCAGTTGAAGGTGAACGGTGAGCTAAGGCCCCAGTTCTACTCAAGTCGGGAGGAGGCAGAGGCTGCTCGCGATGAGATCCACAGCATGGAGGGTGGTAAGACTCCAGAGCAGGCAGACAATGATCAACTCCTCCTTGCCAAGTTGGGTTCAAGCCGCTTCCTTGAAAACGAAGTGCCCTCACAAGTGGCGGAAGTTGTTGAGGTTGCTGGCCTTGAATCCCCAGAGGCTGTCAGTAGCTATAGCTATAATGTGTCACACAAGGAGAGGTCGGATAAGTCCCGTTCTTGGGTTGTCAGGGATAAGCTCGGTTCCGTTGTAAAAATATTTCAGTCCAGGAAGAAGGCTCTGGACTACAAGAAAAACGCAGACCAAAACACATACGCCTACGATGTCACCAAGGACGGGACTAGGCTTGGTCGGTTCAGTACCAAGGAAGAGGCCAAAGCGTTCCTGGTAGCCCAGGAAACAACTATAAGGGACCGGAAAGAAGCATCTGTTCTGAAGGCCCTAAGTGTTGGGGTCTTCGATGAGGGCCTTGTAATAGAAGAGTCGGTACAGCGGGCCAAGGACTTCGCAAAATCCTACATGAAGGATGTGAAGGTATCTTCCGTTGGGGTTGGTTCAGGCCTTAGCTTCAGGCGGGAGGTTGGATTCAAGGTATCCGAAACTTCCCTGGATAGAGATGGCACCACTTCCAAGGAGAAAGTTCTTGAGTTTATTGATTACTCCCGTGAACAGGAAGCCTTGCAGAAACGCCTGGATAGGGGTGAGATAACCCAGGCTAGGTTTGACAAGGAAGAGGCCCGCCTAATTGAGAGGGCAGAGAAGGCTGCGAATAGTGTCAAGGATAAGACGCAGCACGCAAGGGTTGGCCGCGAGTCTGTCAGGGGGAGGCTTGGTGTAAGGGCTAGGCCCGACCAGGAAACCACCGAGGAGGGGAGAAGGCTTCTCTCCGAGGCTGAGATTGCTAGGGGTGCAGTCCCTGATCCGGAACTCAGGGAGATACCCGTAACTACCCTGGAGCCGGGTCTCAACATGCCCGAGGCACCTGATGGTGCAAGTGAAAGACTTGAGAAGATAGTAACCTCCCTGCGTAGGTACCTCAAGGGAACTGGTCTTGATGATGTGCAGGTTAAGATATCTGAGAGCCTGGAGACCAAGGGTGCGAGTGCGACGTTTGACGATACGCGCAATCTGATAACCCTTGCCTATGACCCGTCGCTGCAGGGTATCGAGAGTGCGGAGGAAATTGTAAAAAGGCTCATACCTCTCGTCAACCATGAGACAATTCATGTCTTCAGGAAGCTGAATGTAATCAAGGCTATCGAGTGGAAGTCTCTTACTAAGTATGTCTCCAAGAAGAAGATTTCAGACAAGCGCCTTGAGCAGATCAACGACAGGCTGATCAACAGAGGGAAGGGCCCACTTAAGAAGGGTTCTACTTACCTGGATTATGCCTACACAGTTTATTCTGATATGGGTAACAGGATTGACCAGATCAATTCACTCAAGGAGAGCCTTGAGGCTGGTGAGATAACCCAGGAGCAGTACGAGCAGGGCATAGCAAGGGAGGACTCTCTCAAATTCATCAAGGATGATTATGTAGAGGAGGCTGTAGCTCAGCTATACCAGGACTATTCTTCGGGTGAAGCGAATATCGCCGGTCAGCCTAAGGGTCTTTTGCTCAGGTCTGCCAATGTCATCAAGGGTATCGGGAGGGCCCTGACCGGCCAGGGATACAAGAGTGCAGAGGATGTATTCGCCAACCTCTATGGCGACCAGATGGCAACAAGGATCCAAGGGGGTAGAGCCCTTGATCTTTGGTGGTCCCGGAGACCCGGTGAGGTGGCTGATGCCGCCAGGAGTCTGGGTGAGGGAAGAGAGGCCCTGACCAAGGCGCAGGATGTCCGCAGGCGTGAGCTTGAGTACAAGCTGGCGCGTACTGGTAAGAGTAAAACTCAGGCAGAGTTGGATGAAGAGGTAGATACACAACTCGCCAGGGAGTTCGGTGGCATTGCCGGTACAGTGGGCAGTGAGGCTGGCCTGGATATCGCCCTAGAGGCTGCCGCCAAGCGTGCTGAAGCTGAAGCTGACGAGAGGAAGGAGGAGCGCAAGGAAAGAAGCGGAAGGGAGCGGGCTTCGCTATCGGATAACTTCTCTAACGACGCATTGCGCAGCACTGAGGCCGATAAGCCAAGATCTCGCTCCACCATCATTCACATTTCTCCACAGGCCTTTTTGGATATCTCCAACGATGGGCGGATTGAGGAAAAGCATGACGAGTGCCAGGGGTAGGGTGAGGCGTCGGGTTAAGTTTAGCTCTGTTCCCTATATTGGCTTTGTGAATGATGGTGACGGAACTGCGACGGTTGTGGGTCATGAGGGCCGACATAGAGCCATGGCGTTGCTGGAGGAGGGGGTGGAGTCTATCCCCGTAGAATTTAGATCTTTGGAGGATAATAATATTGGCCCAGCCATTAGATGGGATGCGCAGAATGATCCCGATAATATGGTGCCCGGAGCTTGGCCAGAGACTCTCGTTGGTCAGGACGGTAGAAATTCGATCCCCTTTCCGGTCGAAGACCTGAGGTCTGCCCCCGCTTCCAGGGTGAGTGGGAGGAGTGCGTGGAGGAGAGAGCGGGCTTCGCTATCCGAGGCATCCAGCAGGGAGGGTGCGGGGAGTCTTCTGATTCTGATCTATCAGACATTAGGAATCGTGCCAACGATAGAGCCAGGGCATCCCTTGATGCGTACACGGGCAGCCCCTCGGAGTGGACGGTTGATGATCGTGGCGTCCTCAGGCCGGATGAGACAAGGGTTGGCATGGGTGAAGGCACTCAGGCGTATACGTTTGGCCTCTATTCAGCCGAAGACAGGGAGGTTGCTTCCGGGTATTCCAACATCGAGGCTTATGGCCCCCTGAAGGATAGATATTTTGCGGAGTATAGTAATTCCTCTCTTCGAGATTCCATCAACGCATACCTGAGGCAGGAGGCTTCCGGTGTACCGAACGTATCCATGAGGGGTCCCGCCCTGCAGAGACTGTCGCTGGCTAGAGATTCGATCTTTGATGCCATCGTGGGCAGCAGGCAGGGTATTACGGGTGCTGAGTACGGTAGGCCTCCGGGGGAATTTGAGGGTGGAAATTTCTCAGAATACGAAGAATCTATGATTAGGTTTGAGAACTTAATCCCGCCAATGATTGCCGATGCGAGTCCTGACGGTGAGTGGATAAGGAGTGCTGCCCACAGATTCATCCGCGATTTCGACTTCAACAATCTGGAGGTAAGGAGGGCTCGCGGAACCCCCTCGGTGTATGGGCTGATCCATGATGTAAATAGAGAAGATCTACTTGACCTGGATGCCCCGCTCTTTGATCAGAGCGATAAGGTTATGAAGGCACTGGAGAGTGTCGCTTCTAAGTACGGACTGGCTATATCCGAAGACGCGGACCTTGACTATGAGAGGGGTATTCGTAATTCCATCGGGATAGATGAGCCGGGGATAAGTTTTGCTAGGGAGTTGTCCGAAGTATTCCTTGATGGTCTCAATCCGGAAATTGCTACACCTGCGGATGTTAGGCGGTGGCTGGGGCCAATCCAGAAGGATTTCCCAGTTATTTACAGGCAACTTGTTGAGAACAATATGTACGATGTTGAGTCTCAGATTGGTTACGGGACCGAGACGGTTATGTCGGAAGATGGCCCCAGGACTGGCAGGGATGCCGTGCTCCGTATCGCATATAAGTATAGCGAGATGCTTGCTTCGCAAGCGCTGCAATCCGAGGGCATCCCGGGGGTTCAATTTCTTGATAGAAATAGCAGGGGCCTTGGCCACAAGGCGAAGGATGCAACTAGAAATTTTGTCATGTACGGTGACAGGAAAAGCTACGTGGATCCGGAGAGGACAGACCCGTCCCTCACGGAGGGCCGCGATCTTGGCCGACCGTGGAGGACAACCGGTCCAGGGGGCACGCTGGAATTTCAACATGCCCCAGCCATCCCCATGGGTATTGAAAGGGAGGTTCTTTCCGGTCAGCCGTTTAGTACCGAAGTCCAGGAGTCGGCGTTTGATGTTATCGTGCCGCCCAACACTCCCGAGGGTGATTCGACTGTCGGAAACGCCTCTTGGTTCAGGGTCAATTTTGATGCCAATGGGCAATCATCCGAATCGGGTATGCCTCTCGTAGTTCTTTCCGGGCACCATGAGCCCGCACAGTACGCCCCGGATAATTCAGAGATCAAGGAGCGTGGCTTTGGCGCTAGCCATATCGAAAGTCACAACGACAAGATAAGGGATCTTACGCCTTACGGGAATTGGCAGGAGCTTGTCATGTCATTCTCGCGGGCGATGGGAGACTTCCCCGCAAAGGTCAAGACAGGCGAGATTACCCCATACGCTGAGCCAGGTAGCGTTTCATATATTTGGAATGATCCAAGCTCAGAGGCAGACAACATCCTCATACACACAGTAAATGCAAGCAAGGAGGGGTTGGGGGATGTTTCCTACCTTGTGTCTGCTTATCCTACGGATACTTTCTCCGTAGTTGGAGGTAGCAGGAGGAATAAAACTGGTCATCTGCATGGTCCTGATGCCAGCGTTGAATCCGTTAAGACCTTCTTGAACCCGGGCAATGCACGCAAGTTCGGTGATTCAGATCGCCGCAGGCACGCAGTCGATTCTTATGAGGGACGGCCTCCGAAGGTGAGGGAGGCGATGGAGCAGGTCCTCGGTCGGTCTCGCACGAAGAACATGAGAACCCTGTGGGGATCCCTTGGTGAGGCGCTGAGGTCTACCGATAAGTCCATGATTGATAAGTGGACTGCGATGACCATGAACAGATTCAAGAGGATTGAGCGTTACGGGGAGTGGGCAAGGGAGAAGGCTTCCAAGCTGGGACTAGAGGGATTGCATGACCTTGCGGATGTGTCAGCCCACTCAATGGCGCTTATGTCTGACAAGGCCCAGTCACTGCTTGCTTCATCCATGAGGGACGGGATCTTGACCTACCGACATGGAGTCCCCATGGTCGAAACCCTTAAGCTTGTTACGGAAGCCAGGGCTAAGGTCATCGACCCCACCACGGGCGATCTTGTTGATGGCGATCTGATCTCCATACCGGATCTCTACAGTGAGGGTCAGACGGGTGGCATGTTCCCGATGCTTGAAGCTCTGGCGACCCCATCGAAGAATCTTATACCCGAACTAATGCTGTACATGAGAGCGCTTCGTGGGTACAGACTCGACAGGGAGGGTAGGTCTTCTGGCCTTAGTAAGGAATCTATCGAGGCTGGATTTGAGGTGGCCAAGGATAATCCTGAGATAGTAGTTGTTGCGCAGAACCTGCAGAATTGGAATGAGGGGATCATACAGCTACAAGTTGATGCTGGCCTCATCACTAAGGAGATGGGGGATGTGTACAGGAAATACTCTGACTACATTCCTTTCTATCTCAACCTTGAGGACACAACGACAGACGCTATCGAAGATGTGATGCTCAAGGAGTTGGGCAGGCGTGACGAAATGTTCCTGGCTGGAGGTATCGCAAATCAAAATCCCTCCAGGAAATTCAAGGGTATCCGAGAGGGTGCTGAGTTTGAGAATCCCATTGAGTCTATTACTAAGAATGCTAAGGCGGCCATCCATTCAAGCCTGCAGAATATTGCTTCTCAGCGCGCGATCAGGGATGCCCTTATGTTGGGGCTTGCGAAAGAAGTCAGGTCTTCAGACAGGTCCAAGCTGGGATTTTCCGACAGGGGCCGGATGGTTACAGTCAGACATAGGGGTGAGCCTAGGCATTTCCTGCTAGATGATCCGCTGTTCCATGAGGCTATGGTCGGAGCGTTCGACGGTATCAGTCCATGGATGGAGCATATGGGTATGCCAGCCAGGGTACTTCGTGGCCTCGTTACACGATCACCCGAGTATCTCATCGCTAACATGCTGAGAGACTCGATGCACGTATATATATTGAACGGTGGTGAATCGACTCCAATTATAGATGCCAGCAAGGCGATGACAAAGAACCTTGCGAAGATGCCAAAGGGTGAAGCGAACGAAACGTATACCCTTCTTCAGAGGCTCGGTGTTGTTAGCGGTGTTGAGCAGGCAGAGCTTACCCCGGAAAGGTTGGCGAACAGATTCGCCAGGAAGACTGGAGAGGGGAGTGGGGTAGGTCGCCTCTTGACCAAGCTCTGGGATGTTACCGGAGAGATGAGTTCCAGATCTGAGTCTGCGACCAGGGAAAATGTTTACGAGACCACATACCAGCACGCTCTCAAGAAATACAGCGACATGGGATTTAACTATGTCGATAGCAACGGTATCAATGTGGCTGAGAGAAAGGCCATGGGCGAGGCGGCGAACCAAGCGATTGAGGTTCTTAACTTTAGTCGAAGGGGTAACAACGGTTTCGTCAAGTTTGTTACAGCTACTGTACCCTTCTTGAATTCCAGATTGCAGGGCCTGGGTGTTATGGCAAGATCGCTTATGGGTAACAGCATCACGGGTAGGCTGAACCCGGATGCAACCAAGAGGGTTATGATCAATAGGGCGATGACCGTATCAACTATATCCGCCCTGTATGCGATCATGTCTGAGATGGACGAAGATTGGGACAACATACCCAGCGAGATACGTGAAAACAACTGGCTGATCCCCATTACATTTGAAGACAAGAGATGGCTGTCTATCCCTATCCCGTTTGAGGCCGGTGTTGCGTGGAAGGCTATTCCTGAGATGATTACAAGATTGATAATGGGGCAGCTTTCGGACGGCAGGAGCGGGACCAGTTCCAAGGAATTTTTCGAGTCCTTCTGGCATCACGTAGGTTCCACCCTCAACTTCAACCCTCTCCCGCAGGCGCTCCGGCCACTGTATGAGTGGCTTGCAAATCAAAATATATTTACTGGCAATCCAATCGTTCCACACTGGCAAGAGAACATGAAAGCCAGTGAACAGTTTGGTGACTCGACCACTGCTCAGGCCATCCTTGCTGGCAAGATGACTGGCTTGAGCCCAAAGAAGATAGATAACACGATGAAGACTATCTTTGGTGGTGTCGGGATATGGGGTATCCAGATAGTAGATTTCATGTTGAGGCAGGGTATCCCCGACATGCCAACGCGCCCAGCCCCCAGGCTTACAGACCTTCCGATCATTCGGAGGTTTGTGAAGGATGCCTATGGCCCCGGCCTGAAGAATGACTTCTATGATATTAGGAGTTCTGTCAGGGGTGTTGTCCAGGCAATCAATCAGGCCAAGGGTGATGACCCGGAGAGAGCAGCCGAGTTAATCATGGACAATCGCGAGCTTCTGTCTGCGAGGAAGGCTGTTGGTGTTATCGACAAGCGGCTGTCCAAGATAAGGAAGGCTAGATCTCAGGCGTTCCGCAACAATACCCTGACCAGGGAGATGGATGACAAGCTGGATGAAATGGAAAAGGAAGCACTCAAGATGGTGCCCACGCTGAAGAGGATGATCGCTGGATGGGAGTGAGGCTCTCTGAGCACTTTACCCTAAGTGAATTAACCAAGAGTTCTACAGCACTCCGCAGGGGGATTCCGAATGAGCCCGGAATTGTGGAGGTGGGCAACTTGAAGGAACTATGTAGTGCTATACTGGAGCCCGTCCGTGCAGCCTTTGGTGTGCCATTCAGTCCATCGTCTGGGTACAGATCCCTTATACTCAATAACGAAATTGGATCGAGCCCGGAGAGTCAGCACATAAGGGGTGAGGCTGCGGATATAGAGATACCCGGGGTGCCCAACTTTGAGTTGGCGTCATGGATATCCGATAACTTAGAATTTGATCAGCTTGTTCTGGAACATTACAGTAGTGATGATCCATCGTCTGGCTGGGTTCATGTTTCTTATGTAGGCAAAAATAGGGGTGAGGTTCTCAGGTTCAATGGTGAAACCTGGGGTCTTGGCCTAACTTAACAACAGAGGTGTGTCATGGATTTTATTTCGGTAGTTCAATCATTGAATTGGGAGTCGTTTGTGGGGATTGCCCTTCAGGCTGTAGGATTATTTTCGTTGATCGCAACCCAGACGAGCAACGCAGCGGACAATGTGATCGCTGATTTTCTACTCAGGGTTGTTAATTTCCTGGGTGGTAACTTTGGTAAGGCTAAGAATATCCAGTGAGCTACTTGTCTGTCGTTCTCTTTGGCGTGTTCGCTCTCGTCGTGGTCCTGGCATTTGTGTCTAAGATCTCGGAATCAAAGGGGGGTGCGGATGCTGCGCTTTCAAGTGCCGCTGATATGTACAAAGGGGTTCGTGAATATGTCAAGAGGACTCGCCGTCCTATCCTTAGCGGTCATGATCTCGTTCGCAGGCTGCGCTCATGGTCCTCCGAAAGAGATTGAGTGCCCAGCGCCATCGGTTAGTGTATCCGCTGAGCTTGAGGAGATGTATCTCAGGGGGGATTGGTTTCGTTACAGTGGCCTGATCTCATGGATAGGTGAGATGGAGAGGCATTGCAGTGCCCTATGAGCGACAAGAATCCTGAGCCCGTTGTCTTTAAGCCTCCTCGTAGCCGCAAGTGTATGATTTGCAACGATGAGGAGATGTCATCCTGGCTCTCGGAGTGCCTGAAGATAACGGAGGAGTCTGGCCAGCCGAAGCCGAGCGCACGGTTTGTTCACGGGGAATTGTCTGGGGCTTTCGGTAAGCGGTCACCGGCTCATGAGAATTCAACGAGGCGTCACCTTGAACTGCATGATTCCAGATGGGGTGCATGGTGAGGGACCCCAAGCCATTCGTAGATAGGGAGAGGGAAGAGGCCGAAGAGTTCCGTGAGCGGAGGGAGTCACGGAGGATCGGCAAGCATAAGATAAAGAAGTTACAGAAGATTGCGATACCTAAACGCCCGACTAAGGTGCACTTGGTTATCGGAGACTCCCATGCACATTGGGAAGAAGGCAATCAAAGGTTTGAAGCATTGGGGCGTATGGTTAAAGCCATACGCCCTGATTGCGTTATTGACCTTGGTGATAGCGCTGACATGTCTAGCCTGCTTGGTATTGAGTCTGGATCAAAAGGTCCAATCTTTGAGGGGTTCAGCTACTGGAAAGATATTGATGTATATACTGATGCTAAGGAGCGGTACCATCATTATTTGAAAGGTACTAATAAATATCCTAGACACATCAGACTCATGGGTAATCATGAGGACAGGATCACTCGCTTGCTGGAGCTTGAGCCCAGGTTCAGGGGGATCATAGATCTTGATGACCTGGGTGATTCAGACTTCGGCAGGGATGGATGGGAGGTCTATCCATTCCTTGAGGCTGCGCATGTAGACGGGGTGGTCTATTCCCACTACTTCAAATCTCCAGGTGGGAAGAGGCCAGTGTCAGGGGTTGTTCCAACCAGATCAGTCCTGATGAAGTACCCGGGATCCTTCACCAGGGTCTTCGGTCACACGCATTCCTTTGGGTTCTTTGAGGATGCGGACGGTGCGCCCGGTGATCACTTCAAGAAGATATCTTCTATCAATGCCGGGTGCTTCTTCTCTCCCAAGATGTCTGGGATGAGGTGGTCTGGTACCGACAAGAACAGGTGGCGCTCTGGTATTCTTGTGCTTGAAATCGAGTCGGGTGATTTCTCTGGGACATTGGGCCAGCTTAAATCATGGAAATGGTTTGACTACTGGGATGTCATGTCGGAGTGGGGATAAGTGCGTCTCAAGAAGAGGGNCAGGCTTCATCAGGTATTCAGATGGCTGAAGGATAAGCATCCCGTCGATGGGAATGTCCGTCTACGACTTGAGTCAAAGATGCCCAAGGGAATGCGCGATTGCGAAGGGGCTGTCTGGTTGTCGGGTTCTCCACTGATCAGGGTTTCCCGGACACTCAACAGGAGTGGCTGTGTCTACTGCTTATTCCATGAGTATGCCCATGTTATTATATACGAGAGGGACCCGAAATATCTAGGCGACGACCACTGCGATTCTTTTTATAGAGTACTCGGGAAGATAGAGAGGTCTTGGCTTAATGGTGGTGAGAAGGAAAGTATGAAATTCTAAGTTAGATCCAGCCATTCCCCCATGTCAAGGGTGCCGGAGACATCCATACTGTATTCGGGTTGTCCACCACCGTTTAGGAAGCTGCACCACATTGCAATTCTCATCATATCGGCTGGGAGTTCATCCCCTTCTCCCGCAAGAGTGTTTCCGATGAAACTCATGAGTGTGTGGAATTTTCCCTGAGGGTCATGCCATCCCAACTGCACTTCCATCTTCTCTTCGTCATCGCCCCACGTTTTTCCTCGCCTGATTACCCACATCTTCCTTCTCCTTTATATCTTATTGGTTTCAATCCCTATCTTCCGCTCAAGGTACCACTTGGCTTTCTCAAGGTCGGCTACGTAATCCTTTTGGTCATCGCCCTTCAGGCCAAATCTCCCTATGTATTTCAATACACATGCCAAGTGATGGCCTAGTTCCCAATCTTCGATTACATCCATGGGCTCTATCTTCTTAGACGCATAGTAGTCCGGATCAATCTTAGTGCTTGGCTTCCTGGGGGTGGGGGTTTCAGCCGGTGATTCCCTGCGCCTTATCCCTTGCATGTAGCCAGGATTTTGCAACTCAATTCCCCCCTGTCTGGTGCTTCCTGAAGTCAATGACTATGGATCTAAACTTATCCCTAGCCTCATCGCTGTGAGCTAGGTCGGATCTGCTTTGTATCTGCAGCGCCCTTCGCAGGATGTCTGCGCACTCCACTTCGTCAATGGGATTACCAACCTTCATCTCTTCCGGTGGCCGGAGTTCGTAGAATTTCCAGGAGATGTAGTCTCGAAACTCTTCGTCCCTGCATAGCTCTCCCGCTGTGGACACCGCACGCTTACCCTTGATGACTTCTTCGGGTATGACAAGTGATTCATCGTCACCAATCTGGAACATTACACACTGGAATCTAGTTCCAAGCGGTGCATCTAGCAGTGGGCTAGGTGCTTCAGATGGGTGCACGCTAAAGCCAAAGACCCACCCGTTCTTATCCTTCCTGAGGATCATCAAGGATCCTTCGAAAGATTGTGCAGCATCTCTCACCTCATCCATTCTTCCACTCCTTAAAGAAATTCTCAGACCATTTGATTGGGTCTATACCCTGTTCGATCCACCATGCGTCTTCCCTCCCCCTAGTGTGACATGAGGCGTGACACTTCCAGCATAGTGGAACTGTCCACTTGTCGGAAACCTTCTGGCCCATGCCACTCTTCTCCGAATGCCTAAGATGGTGTGCATGATTTCTTGGGGGGGAGCCACAGATGAGGCATGGCTCCCCCCTTACCCGATCTAAAAACTTCTTAGACCGGAACTTCCCCCCTTTAGGTCTGCTACCAGGGTAGATCATCTTCCTTGGGAGCCCGCTTGGGCTTGTCATTCTTGCCGCTACCGTCATCCAACTCTATGGTGACGAAGAGGTAGGGGTTTCCGTTCTTGGATGTCCTCTCCCAACCGGCTGCCCTCACCTTGATAGCCCCCGGGTCCTTGGATTCCCTCGCCTGCATAACAATCTTGGAGAGGGCTTCCTTCGGGATCTCACCCGTACCCGTCTTGTCGGGGTGGTTCTCTGCCTTCTTGTAGCTGTTGTCGTACAGCCACAGCTTTACCTTTTCTTCTGCCACGTTAGTTCTCCTTTTCTATTTCCTTCTTGCGTTTAGCAAATTCGTCAACGACTTCATTGTATGACTTGTTGTTGCTTTCCCTCAACTTATCCAACTCCTCCTTGTTCCTTTCCCACCATGACCGCAGATCATCATTGCTCTCTGCACCCTTGAGAAACTCAGCATACACATTCGCAACCGGACCCTTACCGTTACTGCCAGCCTTGGGCTTGGTGGTCTGACCCGCCATCCTAGCGGACTTCTTTGTTGGCTTGCGATCCTGGGCCTTGGACCCATCATCATCCTCCGCAATCGGCTGCGCACCGCATACACCAAGAAATGTATACCTCTTGTAGTAGGTGCTGGCACTTCCATGATCCTGCGGTCCACCCTCTAGCCTCATTGGTAGTTCCGATATGAGTTGCTCACCCGACGATGGGTGGAAGAGTACCGTTGCCTGTATGGTGATACCATCATCCCTGACCCTGCTCGGGTGTATTGCAAGTATACCCTCCACTGCGAGGGCTGGCTTGATTGCCTCGTAGCAAACTTCAAGTGGTGCATACTTGTACTTGAAGGCATCGGTATTCTTTTCGATGGGCTTGAAATTTCCCTGAGCCCGAAGCAGAGCAGCAGTGATTATCTTCATAGCTTATCCAACTCCTGTTTGTCTTTGTACTGTTTGAATTGAGTGCACACACTCGCTACACCGCAGTAGTTCCCCTCGCACCTAGCCCTCCTCCCCGGCCTTACCTCCGTTGTTGCGCCCACTCCCAGTTCTGACCTGAACATCTCTGCGGAGTGATGGTGATCGAATAGTCTGGTCGCCCGCTTCTTCTTGGATCCATCCTTGTTTATACCAAAGACTGCATACACTGGTGGGCTTGACCACATCTCTTCTTCGCTGCAATCAGGCAGACCCTCTTCTTTGTGTGCCTTAACTCTATCCTCAACAAATTTCCAGGTGTCACCGATGTCCCACATCCGTATGGGAATCCTAATGACTGCGGACTGGGGGTAATCCTTGTCCCTTTCCGCCGCCGCCCGGGTCCCAATCCCTAACCACGGCCACCACCTCAAGGCCCTTGATTGTGTGGTCATTCACCTCTGCCAGTAGCCGGTATACATTGAGTTGTTCTTCCCAATCAATCTTACCCCCAGGACTCTTCTTGATGGCAAATGCGGAGCATGTCTTGTAATCAGACAGCACCCACCCACCCTCTACTGGTGACCTGAGATCTACCTGTCCCGATATTACAGTATCTCCGAAGGATTGGTATAGCCTTTCCTCCACCACATCCTCTTCGTCAGCACCAGTCTCAAGGATGTTGTGAACGGCGGTGCCAAGGATTGACATGATCCTTTCGGATATGTCTTCCGTGAGTTCCTCATGGTGTGCCTGCCTGAGTTTGCGAATCCTGGCAGATCCGATCAGGGTCGTAACGCCCATGTCCGCATCACCACTAGAGTAGCTGTTGGCTTTCTCAAAGTTCAAGAAAGTGTCCGGGATGTTGTATCGGTTCGTTACTTTCATTCGTCCTCCTGGGGCCACTCTAGCCCCTTTTGCATTGCGGTCAATAGGTCTTGGGCTATTCTTTTGACATGATTGATATTGAAATTATCGGTGAGCCTGCATCTGCAAAAAACCAGAGACGCATAGTGTTCGTTGGCGGAAAGCCGCGTATAATAAAGTCGAAGAAGGCGCTTGATTACTGTGAAACATTTCGGCATCAATGCGGGATCATGGATCCTTTGATTGAGGGGGATGTCGCAGTGCGAATTGATGTGTGGTATGCGTCAAGGCGTCCTGATTTGGCGTGTGCTGACCTCATAATGGACCTACTGCAGGGCCTTGTTTACAAGAATGATCGTCAGGTCAAAGCCGTTATGTCAATCTGGAATCTAGACAGGGACAATCCAAGATGCAGGATACGGATCTCGACGTTGCCGGAGTCAAGCGACTCGCAAGGGCTGTCATCGTTCAAGCTATCAGAGATTTGGGGGGAGTGGACATAAGCGGGCTACCCCAGGGCCCGCAAAGGGATGATGTCCTCACCTTTATATTCTCCCCCAACTTCGATGTGATCTCTGAGCTTGCCGGGTGGGAGGGTGAGTGGTTGTTCGATGTGTTCAAGTCTGTAGACAATCTTGCTGATAGTGTCAAGAGAGGTATTACACGGCAAACCGTTACCATGATGCGCGATCTGCCATAGATCTGTGCGGCTTGTGCCGGTTGTGCCGGTTAGTTTATGGGGTGAGGGGGTATACCCCCGGGGGTATAAATATTTTTCCGGGGGGCACAGTTCAGTGCACCGGGCAAGATATTTATTGGTCACCATGGTATTTATAAAACACAGGAGGTCTGACTTGGAGAGTGTGAGGGGGGTGGTGGAAGAGGTTCGCAGCACTACGGGTGCCAGCAGCAAGAGGGTGCGCTGTCCCGAGTGTGGGCCAGAGCGTCGTAAGCAGAATGAGAAGACACTATCGTTGACATTTGACAGGGAATTTGCCCTGTTCTTCTGCCATCACTGCGAGATTCATGGCAGGATAGATTATGAGGAAGGCGTAGAATTGGATGAGGTGACCTCTGAGCCGAGTTCTGGTGAGTCATTGTGTCAGCAGCACGTAGAATGGTTGAGGGATTCTAGGGGTATTAGCGAGGCTACGGCGAGAGATTGTGGCCTTGTGTCTGGTGAGGTGTACATCAGGTCTAGGTCCAGAGAGGTTCTCTGCGTAGGATTTAGATACGACAATGAAGACGGCAGTCATGCGGTCAAGTGGAGGGACGGGGGGAAAAACTTTACACAGACCGGAAGCGCCCGCTCCCTGTGGCGTATAGAGAAATTCTCCGGGGGTGATCTCGTCATCTGTGAGGGCGAACTGGATGCACTTTCGTTCGAGGAGGCTGGAATATTTGCGACGAGTGTTCCAAATGGTGCACCCTCCGGAGAGGTTAAGGGATCTGCTGCCAAGAAATTTTCCTACCTCTGGGGTAAGGTTATAGAGGGTGCGGACAGGATAATCCTCGCCACGGACATGGATGGTCCAGGAAGGATACTCTCTGAAGAGATTGCGAGGAGGGTGGGCAAGGCAAGGTGTTGGAATGTAAGATTTCCCGAAGGTTGCAAGGATGCCAACGACCTACTGGTTAGGGATGGCAAGGAAGCGTTGGTCGAATGTCTCAAGGCGGCTACTCCCTGGCCGATATCCGGGCTGCGAGATCCCTCTGAATACAGGGAGGATGCAGTAGCACTGTTCAATGGTGGATTCAAGAAGGGGCATGGCTCAGGCATACCTGAGGTAGATGAGATCTACCGAGTGCTTCCCCAAACCCTGACTATATGTACAGGGATCCCCGGGTCTGGTAAGTCTGCGTTCCTGACATGGCTTTCCGTTATCCTTGCCCGTGACCATGAGTGGAACTGTGCGGTTCTTTCGGCAGAGACCTCATCCGAGATCCATATGCTGCAGATGGCGGCTGCGTACATGGGCAAACCATATATGGGTGAGTCGAGGATGACAGGGGACGAGCTTTCTGTTGGCCTAGACTGGGTGTCTGAGCGTTTTGTTTTCATTGATGAGTCGGACACAGACATCACATCGGTACTTGACCGTGCCCACGCTGCGGTGCTGAGGAATGGGTGTACGACTCCTCATGGTTGATCCGTATAACTTCCTGACTGGTACCGTGGGGCAGGATGACCCCACAGGGGTTGCGCATATCAACTCCCTGCTGATTGCATTGAAGGGGTTTGCAGTCGAGAGGGGGATAGCTGTCTGGCTTGTCGCACACCCCACCAAGATGTATCGGTCAAGTGACGGGTCAGTACCCGTTCCCGTTGGTTACGATATCTCTGGTAGTTCTGCATTCTACAACGTGGCAGATTCAGGGCTAACCCTTAGCCGTGACGGAGAAGGGAAGTCGAAGGTTACGTGTTGGAAGGCCAGATTCCCTTGGATAGGTAGACCCGGGGAGGCTTCTGTGAAATTCAATCCAAACTCAGGCGTGTTCTCGGGACTGGTATTCGGCTGGGAGGGTGGTGAATTTGACGAGTCTTTTCTGGAATGAGGGGTGCGGTGCATTGTCCCAGGTCCCAAAGAAAGAGCAGCTATCGAAGCGCGGCTTTCTCTCCGAAGATGTTGACATAAAAGGTCTTGTAAAGAGAAATAG